CGGTCGAGTCGACGAAATGGGGTGAGCCAGCGTAGGCCGGAGCGGCGGCCGCGGCGAGCAGCGCAGCGGCAAGGGCAAGGATGGTGAGGGTTCGTCGCAAGGTGATTCCTTTCATTCGGGCGCCCCACCTCGGGCGCCGTGGTAGATGAGTGTGGGCTCTTCCAGGAACGACCAGGGCACACCGACGGCGATCCACCGGTCAATCAGCGCCCCATCCGCAGCGTATCCATCCCCTGGCTGCCACGAGGCGACCTTGAGCAGGTCGCGGTGATGCAGGAACGAGCTCGAGTCGGTCCGGTTGGTCCCCGGCGGCGCCCACCCGGCCGTCCCACCGTCAGGTGTCCGCCAGGCGGTGCACACCAGCAGCACCTGCGCCCGCTGCGCCTCGGCCATCATCACCTCCACATGGCCGGGGAGGTACTCGTTGTCGTCGTCGAGGTAGCAGATCCACTCACCGCGGGCCAACCACGCCCCGGCGGCGCGAGCGGCATGACCGACACCGCCCCAGCGGCGACCACATTCCACCAGGCGCCGCCCGCCAACACCAAGTGGTGTATATCCCAGATCGGCGAGCTGGACTCGGGCGACCGGGTTCAGCCCATCGAACACGACGAGGTGTTCGAGTGGCGAGTAAGTCTGTGCTCCGACCGATGGAATGCACCGCTCGGTCAACAGCTTGGGTCGGGGAAGAGACGGGGTTATCACCGTGACCAGTGGGTTCATCCTCGCCACGGCCAGATCGGTTTGCCGTTGCTTGAGATCAGCGACTCAGCGATCACGTCCGCTGGGGTCGGGCCGGGCTTCTCCGGCGCATCGGGACGCCACGGTCGAGGGAAATCCCACCATCCCCGCTCGAGGTCCGGGTAGACACGGAGGATGCCTTCCGGGCCGACATACAGACCGCACCACTTGCACATCCAGCGGCGCACCGGCCGGTCATGGTCCTTTCCCCACCGTGCTGTCAGGGTGCCGTGCGGCTTCCATGTACCGACCGCCTTGCAGGATGGGCAGCGGAGCCGATCTCGCATGCCAACCCAGCGCAGCGCATATGCGGCGGCGTGGAAGGGCGGGAACAGGAACAGATGGCCCGTGAATCCAAGGGGTCGGCCTTCGCTGGTGGGTGGTGCCTTGAGTGCTCTGATCACGCTCACCCCCGCGTCACCATTACGCCACAGGAGACGCAGCGCGTCGTCCGGTCGCCGGCACCAAAGTGGAGCGTCTCGCCGCAGCCAGGGCAGCGTGTCGTCATGGCGGGATACGCGCTCACGGCGCCTCCTCGTTCGGCATTCATGTCCGGTGGACGAACAACGTATCCACAAGGGGTGTCGGATGGTCGAACAGCCGGTCCAGCGCCGCGCGGACCCCCGGGCAGGTCCACTCGTCCAGGTCATGGCACGCCAGCGTCCCACCCGGCCTGAGGAGCTTCAGCGCCCACTCGACATCATGGGCGACCGCGGCCTCGACATGGTCCGCGTCGATGAAGACCAGGTCGAACGAGCTGAGCTCCAGGCCGGGGAGAGCCTGCTGGCTGGTCGTGACCAGCATCGTGACCCGGTCGGCGACCCCGTAGGCGTCAAGGTTGCCGGCCATCACCTCCCGGCTGCCACCCGCGATCGGGTGGGAGCCGAGCTGGTTGTGCGGGTCGATGGCGGTCACGTGCGCGGCGGGGTTCGCCAGGGCCATCGCGATCGCGGAGTATCCGAACGCGGATCCGACCTCGAGGATGTCAGCGGCCCGGGCGGCGAGCTCCTGAAGCTTCGCTGTTTCCGCCTCGGTGACCGACGTGGAGATCGCGGGGACCGGGCCGGGAGCGAGCAGGACGGGGCGCCATGGCAGCTGCATGCTCATCCGACCGGCTCCAGCACGGGGACCGCTTCGACTGCGGCCAGATAGTCCTGCTCGTTGAGCCACCGGGTCTTCATGTGGGTGGTCCGCACCCCCGTGTGCACATGGACGGGGATCCCGAGCTCCCGGGCCCGCATGCAAAAGCTCAGGTCTTCCCCGACGGATCCGTCCCGGGCGGGGATCCGGTCGAACCACGCCGACCCGTACCGCTCCTCGATCCGCTCCAGCACGCCCCGATGGATGAGCAGGCATGCCGCGCCAGTCCCATCACAGCGGACCACCGCGTCGCGTTCGTAGGCGGCGCGGACCTCGAACGCGCCCATCCCGTCCCCATCGGTGGTCCAGTCGAAGATCGTTGGGGTCGGGATGGTCTGCTGTCCACCGTAGCCGTCGTCGCCGAGTTCGCGTTGCGCGAAACACAGCCCCCCGACAATCGGGCGGGTTTCGGGGTCGGCGGCGGCCAGGAGGCGGGGGACGGTGTCGGCGGGGAATCCCATGTCGGTGTCCACCATCCACAGCCAAGCGGCGTTCTGCCCGCGGAGGAAGTGGCCGACCACACGGTTCCGGGCGGCGGGAAGCAGCCCGGCGCTCGGGCAGCGGATCGCGAGGATCCCACCGCGGCGCAACGGCTGGCTCCCCTCCAGGTCCCCCAGCAGAAGTTGCAGCATGGAGAGGTGCCAGCTGTAGGCGACCTGGTTCGAGTGAAGATAGGCGAGGGTGACCGCGTCGTCGGTCATGGTGTGGCCTTCGGTGAATGGGCGGCGAGCCGCTCCAGGAACAGAGCCTTGTCCTGTTCGGCGTGCTGCTGCCCGAGTGCGTAGACCACGTCCATCTGCCCCTTATTCCAAAGGGGATGGAGATGCTCGACCTTGCTGGCCAGTGACATCGCCCAGACACCTCGTTGCTTGGCGGCCGCCACCACTTCGTCATCGACAAACCAGTGCCTGAAGCCTTCATGGCACACCACCCCGGGTCCATCCCAGCTCGCGCCGGCCTCATCCACGTAGGAGCGGCGGATGAGCAGATGCGTCGCATGCTCCCCGCTGGTGACCCGCGGGTTGCCGAGGTCGTTGGTGCCGACCACGTGGTAGCGGTCACCGGCGACCGCCTGGGCGTGGTCAAGCCATCCGGGGTGGAACCGGACGTCGGAGCCGACCAGGAACAGCCACGGCTCACTCGTCTTCGCATAGGCAAGGTTCGCCTTGGCGGCAAACGAGGCCTGCTCGCCGGATTCCAGCACCTCCGCGCCGGCGTCCAGCCACGCCGCCCCGGTCGCCTCATCGCCGCTCTGGCAAACCGCATACACCCGTGCCAGCCCGGTGGAGGCACGCAGCGAGGTCATGAACGTGGCGGCGTGCTCGGGGCGGCCAAGCACCGGGACGATGATTGCAGTCTCCTGCGTGGCCGGGGCCGCGCCGACTTGGCGGGCGTAATCCTCTTCGGCGAGCCAGACCGCCTTCAGGTGGGTGGTCCGGACACCGGTGTGGATGTGGATGGGGATGCCGAGCGACCCGGCCCGGAGGCAGAACGACAGGTCCTCGCCGATCAGCTGCCCGTTGGTGGTGTTCGGCACCCGGTCATACCAGGCTCGGCCGAACTTCTCCTCCAGCTGCTCGAACACGCTGCGGTGGATGAGGATGCAACCACAGCCGGTCCCTGCGACCCGGGTGAGGGTGTTGACCGGGTAGTCCCAGCGGACTACCCAGCCCATCTCCCCATTGTCGAGCTTCACCCAGTCGTACACGGTTGGGGTCGCGGCGCACCGCCACCCACCGGTCCCGTCGGCCTCGTCCTCATGCTGGGAGAAGCAGAGCGCCCCGACGATGGGGCGGGTCTTGGGGTCGGCGGCGTGGAAGAGTCGGTCGACCGTGTCAGGCGAGAAGCCCATGTCAGTGTCGATCCACAACAGCCAGTCGGCCTTGCCCTCCTCGAGGAATCCTTGGATGGCCTTGTTACGCGCCTCGACCAGCCCACTGGTCCCGCACCGCATCCCGACGTACCCGCCAGCGAGGACCCGCCCATTGTTGGCGAGGTCGTAGCCGATCAGCTCGATCATGGAGTGATACCAGGAGTAGGCGACCTCGTTTTGATGGACATAGGCGACGACGACCGCCTGTGTCCGGTCAGGAATCGGCGCAGCGTCGGTATCGGTGGCGGTGGTGGTCACTGGCCTACCTTGCTCATCTCGTCGCGGAGCCGCCCGAGACTCCAGCGGCCGTCGACCTTCACACCGAGGCGGCCAAGTTCGGCGCGGAGCCCCTCCGCCTCGTCGGACGCGTCGTCAACATGCGGGCGGGTCATCCGCAGCTCGCCGGGTGCGGCGGTGGCCTGCTCGACTGGCGCGTCGTAGCCGGCTGGCTGGCGGCTGAAGCTCAGCCCATACCGAGGGTCGGATGAGAACGCCTCTGGGTGGGCGGCCACGACCGGGTCGTCGGCGGGCCAATGGGTGCCCTGGTGGACCATGCCACCCACGCCATCCGGGGACACATGCCGGAACGTCGCGGTCGCGTAGACGATGTTCACGCGGAGAACCCCAGCTCCGCGAGGGCCGCCTGGGCGACCTTGACGCCGTCGGCGTCGCCGTTGCTGCGGGCAGTCTCCAGATCCGCCAAGAGCTTGTGGACCGCCGGGTCGCCGGACTCACCAGCGGGGGCGAGCGGGGGCGGAGATGGCGCGGGGGCGGCCTTGGAGCTGGTGTAGCTGGTCTTCTGATCGGGCATGCGTTCCTCCAGGTGGTGTGCGGGAGCCCCGGCCACCTGCAACCGGGGCTCCCTTCCCTGCGGGTGCGACCCGAAGGGTTCTGTCGGATGGATCAGGTGTTGACGAGCAGCCGGAACCCGAGGTCGTTCACCGAGCCACCGCCGATCCTTGCGTAGGCGAACCAGCCACGCTGGCCGGTGGGCCGGTTGAACGTGACATCCACGAGGTTCTGGATCAGCTCGACCGACATGCCACCGCGGCGGGCAATCAGGTAGTTCTGGAAGTTCCCGACGACCGCCAGGCCGTCAGGGGCAGCGGTGGAGGTCGTGGTCGACGGCATGTACGGCGACTCGTAGACACCCTTGTTGAACAGGATGCTGAGCCACTCGGCCTGGAGGTTCTCGGTGAACGCGTGGAACACGTTGGCGGTGCCGAGCTGCCGGATCGCGTTGTTGACGTCCACGCCCATCAGCCAGGACGAGCCGCGACGGTACTTCTGCGGCAGCGCCGCCCACACCCGGTACGGGTCGCCGGGGTTGAAGTTCACGCCGTTGGACTGCACCCGCACGCGGACGTTGGTGTTGGCGGACAGTGCGGTAAGGATCCCCTGCGGCTCCCCGGACCCGCTGCCGCGGGTGAACTTGTCGACCAGCAGCTCGTCGTAGCCGGCGGCCAGCAGGGTCGCCATCTCTGCGGCGAAGTTGGGATAGTCCATCCCGACCTCGATGCTAAAGCTAATGAACCCCCGCGCCATGTGAACCGTGACGGTCGGCTGCGCAAGGACCGGGCTGACATCGGTGACGGTCGCCGCTTCCGTCTGGAACGCCCACGTCATGCCGGCAGAGCTGACGCCCTTCCAGATGTTGGTGTTGATGTTGACCTGCCGCGCCAGCGTCAGGAACGGGTTGTCGCTTTCCTGGGCGGTGAGGATGATCGACGGGTCGATGTAGACGGGGATCCCGAACCCGCCGGCGGTCGAGGTGATCTCGCCCATGGCCCGGTACTCGTCCCAGGCCCGCATCGCGGCGCGTTCGTCGTCGGTCCACAGGGCGGGGCCGTGCGGGTCGGTGACGGCCTTCTGCCAGGCGGTGCGGTAGTCCTCGTTCTCAGTGACGATGACCCGTCGGGCGATGTCGGGGTCGCGGCGGATCTGCCGCTCGACCTCGGTGCGCTGCGCGTCCGACATTGGCGCGGTCCGATCGGCGTCCAGGTTGCGCAGCGCCCGCTCGCGAGCTTCGGGGTTGGTGAGCCGACGCACGTCGCTGGCGGTGTCGTCCAGGCCGTGGCGGATGTTGGCGTACACCCGCTCGACCGCCTTGGGGCGGCGGCGGAAGATCGCGGAGATCCGCTCGTGCTCCTCGATCATGTCGATGGCGGTCTCGCGGACCTTGCAGCCCAGGTCGAACGCCTTGCGGGTGTCGGTGTCCATGTCGCGGAGCTCGCCGGTCTCGGTCTGGTGCATGTCACGCAGGTGCGCGTCCAGCACCTCGACGATGTTGCGGAGCTCCTCGGGGGTCTTGCCCTTCAGGTCCTCAAGGGTGTGGGGGAGCAGGTTCGACGTGGGGTCCTGCTCGGGGACGGTGGTGGACCCGCCGGCGATCAGCGGCAGGGGACGGCCGTGCCGGTCGTAGCCAGCGAGGGGGAGTCCATTCTTGCGGGCGAGTGCCGCGGCGATGGCGGCCTTGTAGCTAGTGGACATGCAAGGTTCTCCTAAGACGCCACGTCCGGTCGCGGGCGTGGAGGGCTTCCTGGATGGCCGCCTCGTCGTGTCCTGACGGGTCGGCATGGTCACCGCCAGGAGCCATCCGCTGGTCTCCCCGCCCGGTGAAATCTTCAAAGCCGAGGAACCGGTCGGTCAGCGACCGGACCCCGGCGGTGGTGTCCTGCTCGGCCGGGAACGTCACCGGGCCAAGCTCAAGGACACTCTGGTCGAGGATGGTCCGCTCCGGCAGCCCCTCGGGGTTGTAGTCGCTGCGATCCGGCTTCTTGTTCCAGGACTCCTCACGGACCTGGAACCGGTAGCTGGCGCCATACAGGCCGGCGCGCAGGCCCGGCAGCAGTTCCCGAACATACTGAGTGTCCAGCAGCGGCACCTCGTAGTAGGCACCCTTGCGTTGCGCCTCCAGCGTGGCGAGCGGACCAAGCGGCTTGTCGGCGGCCATCGGATCACGGCCATGCTGGAACAGCACCCGCATCGCGTCCCGCTCGGTCGCGAAGGTGCGGTCCATCGACTTGGAATGGTTCCGCTCCAGGAACCGGCCCTCGAAGAACGAGTTGATCTCGTTCCACCGATTGAACAGGGCGAAGTAGCCGAACAAGGTCGGCATCCCCTGCCCGTCTTCGCGGAGTTCCAGCTCCATCGACCGGTACAGGCTGTCGGTCGGTGGGTCGACCGAGGCGGATCCGGCGTTGATCGCTGCCAAGTGCGCCTGGAGATGCGTGCGGGCTGCGGCGGCGTTGGTGAGCCCCTGCGTCTGCGGCAGCCGGCTCAGCGAGTTGCGGACCCCGGCGGCATTCGGCGGCGAGGATGGGGTTTTATGATGCGGTAGAGCCCACGACGAGCGCAGGTTCGGGTCGCCAGCCTTGCGACCCGCGCAGATAGCCCGATAGCAGGCAGCATCAGAACAGGCGGTCATCGCCGCATTGCCATCCCATGCACTGTTGTCAACTGCACGCTCGCCGATTTGGTGTTCACGCTGCCCGCAGCCGCAGTCCGTGCTTGCCGATGCCATGCTTGGCTCCTTCGCGTACAACGCCGCCATCTGCTTTTGCGCGGCCGCCTTTGTCGGGTGGCAACCCTCGACCTTCCCGTCCGCCTGTTTGACGACCGCCCACGGCTTGGCCGCTGGGCAGCCGTGGCCCTTACTGACCGACCAGGGCATTCGGCTTGCCCCCATTCGATGACGGCTGCTGCGCCGTCCCTGGCGGGTTTAGCTGCACGCTCACCAGCCCCGAATGCTGGAGCTGCTGCAGGCTCTGCCCGGTCACCGACGCGACCGCCGAGGCCGGGTCGAACCCGCCATCCACCAACTGCCGGATCGCCTGCGCCTGCACGAACACGATGTCGGCGGCGTCCTTGGCGTCCTCCCGCAGCAGCGGGATGTCGACGACGTCGTACCAAAGCTCCGCGTCGGCGGGGACGGGGACCAGCGACGCCAGCGACGCGGCGAGGTTCTGCAACATCGGGTACACGAACGCGTCGGCGTAGATCCGCCGCGCCATCCCGAAGTTCCCCGCGTTCAACGCCGACCCTTGCAGGCCCTCCGCGCTGCCCAGGATGACCGGGTGGACCCGGGACAGCTCCGCGATCCGGGTCTCGCTGGCGCCCTGCACGCCCTTCAGGTCCAGGTCGGCGAGGTTCGCGCCGACCACGGTCACATCCGCACCTTGGCTCAGGTACAGCGTCTTGTACGCGTTGGCGACGCCGGCGTGCTCCTTCTCGAGCAGTTCCACGATCTCCTTGAACTGGGCGAGGTCGGTCGGGAGGCCCTTGACGACCATGTTCGGGGTCGCGCCCTGCCGGAAGAATGCGAGCTTGTGGTCGGTGACCGCCCGGTCCGCCTGGATCTCCCGGATCGCGGGGGTGATCCACGACATGCCGATCCCCGCACATTCGGGGTCGGGGATCGGAGCCCAGTGCGCCACCGTGTCCGGCAGGAGCGTCTCGATCCGGCTCGGGTTGGCGAATCCGCCGTTGGCGTACACGTAGCCGAGCAGCTCACCATCCAGCGCATGCTCCGGATGGTCCGGTTCCAGGTCGGACCCGTACAGCAGCCCAACCCAATCGGGCCGCAAGACCCGCAAGCGGATCCCGGCCGGCGCGGCCGGGTTGGCGCGGCCGTGGACGTAAGAGTTGCCGGCCAGACCCTCATGCCATTCCATCCGGCCGACCAGATCCCCGGTCACGGCGTTCCGCCAGGGCCGCTCCAGCGGCGCCAACGCGCTCGAGCCGAACGTCCGCCGCGGCGTGGACGGATGCCACGGCGGGTTCCGGAACACGAACCGCACCCCCGCCAGCGTCAAGGCGCGGACCAGTTGCGCCGCGAACGCCGGCGGACATATCCGCAGCGCCGCGGTGTAGCCGGGCAGCGAGGTGGTGATCTCCTGGATCCGCTGGCCCGCGTAGGTCTGGTTCAGCCCGAACGGATAGGTGTTCCCGCCGTAGGTGAACTGGCTGACCGCCGGGATCAGATAGTCAACCAGCCACGAGTCGATCGAGGAGCGGTGCTCATCGCGGCGGCGTGGAAGTCGCGCTTCCTCAGCGACGCGTTCCAGAAGCCCCACCACTCACCCCGTCCTCGCATCGCTACCGTCCGCCACGGGGCCCGTCCAGGCCAGCGCGGGCGTCCTTCCAGCCACGCCGGATGCCCGCCATCGCCAGCCGCCCACCAACGCTGACCTTCCCCGCCGTCCATCCGACCGCGTAGAACACACCGATCAGAAGGGTCCGCAGGCCACGGCCGGGCTGGATCTGAGCAGCTTCGGTTTCGATCTGGTCGACGGGGACGCGCTCCAGCGCTCGTATTGCCATCGCTATCTCCTATCGCCAGGCGGCGAGGAACGGCTGCCCGACGGCCTCATGTGCTTTGGCGGCATGCCCCCACGCGGCCTCGGTCACCGCCACCAGCGGGGAGATATCAACCGTCAGACCCTTCCGAGCCCACAGCCAGCCCTCGCCCAAATCCCGCCGCTGTGCGCCGGCCAGCGCCGCGTTCAGCTCCGGCTGATCCAGATGCCGCAGCCACGCCGGGGTATCCACCAGCGGATTCGCGCCAGCCGCGTCATACAGCGCCCCACATCCGTGCGCGATATCCCGCACCGACGCCTTCAGGAGCTCCAGCCCAGCCGCCTCCGCCTCGACAATCAGCGACCCGGCAGGCCCCGATGGGGCGATCACATTCGCGCACGGATGCCACCGCTCGTTCAGTTCCCGCAGCCGTGGGATCGCCCAGGCGGTGCCGCGCCGATGCTCGATCACCTCGACATGCAGTAGCCCATCCACGCGGCGACCAGCTGCACCGATCGCCGTCCACGTCCGGTCGGGGGTGGTGTCCACCGCAAACGCCGGCCGGTCGGTGATCTGTGACCTCGGGTCGGCCAGCGCCGCCCAGACCTGCTGGCCGATCACCTGCCATTCCGCCGGGGTGTCCGACGGCCACCAGTTCAGGTATGCGCGGCAGAACTCCTCCAGCTCCATCGTCTGGAAGTCCGCCCGGATCGCGCCCACCCGGACTGTCCGCCCCAGCGCCGGCATGCACCCATACCACGTATCAGGACTGCCAGGATCAGCGCCGACCGGGGCGGACCACTCGAATGCAGCAGCCCCAGAGGTAATCCCCGCTTGGACCGCCAACCGCCCGGCGTCCACCTTCTTGCGCAGATAGATGCTCTTGCGGATTCCCGCAGTCGAGACCACCCACAGCTGCGGCTGCGGACGGGTCACCATCGCCGGCTTCATACCCTGCTCGACCCGGTCATCCTCCCGGGCGAACGCCTCGTCGATCACGCCAAGGTCGAGCGTCTCCCCATGGACCGCCTTCTCACTGGGGGCGGTCAGACCATGCAGGGAGCCGTTGTGCCAGCGGATCGCTTCCTGGCCGATCTGCCGACGCACACCGAACATCGACCGCAGCGGCGACGTCTCAAGCTGGAGGACATGCTCGTCCTCCCACTTCTTGCGGGCGCTCAGCCGATCTTGCGCGGTGTAGACGATCCGCTGGCGGGCACCGAACCCCAGCGCCCGATGCGCCATCACCGCCAGCAGTAAGGTCGTCTTCCCACTCTGGCGTGGAACAGTCAGCACGACCTCGCGGTAGGCCAGCAGCCCGGTATCCGGGTCAACTTCCAGCGCGACGTCGGCGACGTGCCGCTGCCACGGCATCAGCGGCGTCCCCAGCAGCTCCGCCACCTCCGCCACCCGACCGCCCAACGTCCGCCGCTCGGGAGACCTCGGCGTCGCGTACCGGGGAGGACAATCGAGCGAGCAACTCTCGTCCAGCAGCACTGCCATCGCCCATCTCCCGAAGCGTCACCAGCGTCGCTCGAAGCTCCCGCGCCACCGCCGCCGTGGCCAGGCCAGCACCCTCATCCAGTGTCTGAGCGAGTCGGTAGGCGGTCTCCGCCAATGACCGCTGCACGCCCTGGAGTTCGCCGAGGGCCTTCACGTCGCGGCGGGTCGCCCGCTCCACCGGTCCGCGTGAGGTCATCCGACCAGCCGGAGTTGCTGCGGCGTTCCTCGCTTGCCCTTGCGGAGATTGCAGATGCGATGGGCCAGCTGGACATTCGCTTTCGTGTCGGTGCCGCCTTCACTGATCGGAATCACATGGTCGACCGTCGGCGCCATCGGCAACCGGCCGTCGATCAAACACATATCGACCTTCTTCCGGCATAGCCCACAGCGGTACCGATCACGAGCGGCGATCTCCGCCAGTGTGTAAGGCTCCGAACTCGTCCGCTGGAGCACCCGCCGCCGCCGACACTTGCTCCGATACCGCTCACGTTCGGCCGCTGCGCGCTCGGCTGGCGGCAAGCGCTTCGCATCGTTCGTGTTCCGGTTCGCGCAGGCTCGAGAGCAGAAGCGGAAGGTAATCGACGGCTTGCTGACAACGAATGTGGTGCCACAACGAGCGCATTGTCGGGTGCAGAGCGGAACGCTGCGTTCCCGTCGGCATGCCTGGCACACAATCACAGGACGAGAGCTTCGACCTCGGTGAACGGGTTTCCCGCAGACCGAGCAGTGATCCGCGCAGACGGGGCTGCAACGATGAATACGGGCGGTCATAGCTTGGATTCTATGTCCGACCTGCGACAGTCCCCCCTGTGGCGGATACACCTTTTGGGACGCTGGCGCGGGGTCGTCCGAGTATGTCCCGGTTTGGTCGCCGCCCCTCCCCCCTGCTCCTCGACTGTTCACCAGCGTCGTGACCTGCGAGTTTGGGTTGGCAGGTCGAGCTTTGCGCCAGCTTCCTGGTTGCAGCGGCGACCGCAGGTTGGGCAACCTTCGACGCCGTGTTCGGGTCGGAGGTTGGCTGGGTCGAGCCGCAGGTCAGGGTCGAGCGATGCGGGGATGATATGGCCTGCGGTGGTGGCGCCGTCGTGGCCGCATCGCCAGCAGAGGGTGGAGGTGGCTAGCACTTGGGCGCGGACCCTGCGCCAGGGTCGGCCTCTGCCGCTGTGTCGGCTCATGGGCGACCCGAATCCGCGCCAGGGCACACTACTCCGCGCAGGAAAGTACCGTGCTTTTCGCTGGAATGCAACCATGACCAGCGGTGATGGCTATCAGCGTCGGACACCGAGCTGTTCCCGGTCCTTACGCATATCGGGCATGCCACTCATCCGGTCTCCCGTGGCTGCGGTGGCTTGGGTGGTTCGAGTTCCCGCTCGAACCTGGCGAGGTCGTAGGCGAGCGAGTCGCACATCCGGTCGCGGAGTTTGCGGAGCAGCTTGGTCTCGGTGTCCCCGTTGCGGTCGCGGGTGTCGGCGATCTGTGGTGGCCTGTCTTCGGGGCGGCCGAGCCAGGGCCCTTCCTCGGGTCCCCAGTCGAGCCGGCCGGTGACGGGGTCGCCGCCGCGCTGGTAGGTGCGCAGGTCCGCCTGCCCGTTGCCGTAGGGCGCGTCCGCCTCGGCCTGGTTGAGGCGGGCGACGAGGATCGCGAAGCACTGGGCCCACCGTTCCAGCAGTGCGTAGGCGCGACCGTCGACCAGCGGCTGCGATGGCCAGTGGTCCCGGCTCGGGTCCAGCGGGCCACGGTAGCCGCGCGGCTGGGTCAACGGGACTCCTCGAACACGTGCAATACCCACGTGCCATCGTCGACCAGGATCGTGCCGACATGCCGTGCAGGGTCGAAATCCTCCACGTGGCCGGTGCCGACGATCCGGAAGGTGCGTTTCTCGGTTTGCTGCTGGTCGGGATCGTGAGCTTCCCAGAGACGCAGCCATCCATCTTGCATATCGACGTGGAGCACGACCGCACCGACCCGAAGGTCAAGGGTCGTTAGCACGTCCCGCTGCAGCGGGTGCTTCCAGATGACGTGGGTCAATCTCCCTCCTCAGGACCGGACGGGGAAGCGGTAGCAAACGCTGGTAGGGGCGCTGGCGGACGCGGCGGATACCCTGCCATCTCAGCGGCGGTGATCACGATGTTCCAGCGAACGTTCGGCCAGGGACGGTTGTGCGCCCAGAGGGCTCTGGTGACCCGCCCGCTGGGGTCTTCGGCGTCCCAGGCGACCCAATCGGAACGGTCGAGTTCGCGGATCATGGGGTCTCCTGCGGGTCGGGGTCGGCCGGTGGCGGCTCGATACCCGCGGCCTGCTCCGGGGTCAGGTCGCTTCCGACCGGCGGTGGACCATCGAGCGAGATGTAGCCGTGTGGGTTGCTCATGGGCGTGCCTCCTCACGCGTTATCGACAGGTCGGGCATGGGTGCTCCTTGGGGTCGGTCAGGGGCATGGTCCCGGCTCGTGAGCCCCATCGCAGGCTTGCGACCAGGTGTGCTGCGCGACACGCGTTGGCCCGGTGGGCGGGAACGTCACGTGCCACTGGTCAACGTTGCGGAGCGCGACGGCCGGTGCGCAGCCGCCGTGTCGCAGACACGTCCAGCCCTGGACAGGGTCCCGGTAGAGCGGGTGAACGTCGGGGACCTCGTCTCCAAGTTCGCTCATGGGGCGCTCCTTGGGTCGTGGGTCGAGGGGGTAGGTCGAGCGGGGTCACGGTGCAGCCTCGTCTGCGTTCGTTTCTGACGCGATCAGCGCTTCAAGTCGAGCCAGTTCTTGCTTGCGTTTGGCCTCAAACTCGGCAGGATTCTGATCGGTTTTCGATGGGAAACTGCGTCGCCAGTTGGGGCCGAGGGCTGCGTCGAAGGCTGCAATGACCTCCGGCGGGAGCCCGGTTTGCGGGTCGGTTCCCGTCTCGGATGGTGGGTCGCCAGTGCTGCCGTTTGGGCTGGTCAGGGTGGGCGGGGGATGGGTTTGGCCTGCCGAGTCGGCGTCGCCGCCCGGCGTCGCTGACGTCGGCGAGGCAGGCCCCGAAGGCTGGGGATGGGGGGGCTTTGGGGGGTCCCCATCCCCGCCTTCGGCGGGGCGGGGATGGGGACCGGGAGCAGTGTTACCGGGTGCGTTACGTGGACGCGGTTGTAACGCGTTACCGTCGCGTTTCTTGTCTCGGTGTCGGCGGACCCGGTCGGCTTGCTGGTCGCGTTTGGCGGCACGGTCGGCGGCGGTCGGGTTGTAAGCCAGGAAGTCATGAATCTGCCAGCCGCCCGGGATGGTCTCCCAGCGGCCGACCTCCACCAGCTTCGCGGCTGCGGCGCGCTGCTTTGGAGGTGTCAGGAACGGGGTGAGGAGCGCGAGGGCGGCGGTGGGGATGCGCCCGTCGGTCTCGTGGGCGGCCGCATAGCACATGCCCGCGATGTCCAGCGCCATGGCGAGGGGACCCGCGGCGAGGATCTTGGGGTGGTGTGCGTAGCGGTCGTCGATCTTCACCCAGCTCACGGCACCTCCCTGGACCGGTCGAGGGTCATCCGAGCAGCTCCCGGAGCCGGTCGAGCGCGGCAGGGGTCAGCCGGCGGCGCAACGTTGCGGCCAGACGGTCAGGATCGTCGATCGGGACAGTGGCGGTACGGGGAACGAAGCCGGCAGCGATGCTGGCGGCGTGGACGCTCACCTTGCCCGCGAGCACCAGCTCATGAAGATCCGGGCGCTCACGTTCAAGCCGAACGAGGGCGTACGCCTTTGTGGTCCCATGACTAGCCTTCCTACTTCTATTAGAAGCAGGAGAGTGGGCGCCGGCCTTCCCGACCGTTGCCTTGCGCAACTCCCGGAGCGCGTCCGCATCGTCGTGGCAGATGTTCTCCAGCGTCCGCACGTCAGTCCCGAGGCCCTTCAGCGGCGGGGTGTTGACGAAGTCGGTGAACCGCTCGTGGGTCACGTCCTCGCCGAGCTTGGTCTTGAACTCGCGCCACGCCTCAGTGTCCAGGAGTTGCCGCAGCAGCTTGGGGATCACGTCCAGCGACTCGGTGCCATGATGGATGGCACTGCCGACGTGGTCGACGAGCTGCCCGTTGCGGACCGGAATGTTCACCCCAGCCATTTGTCCAGCACCTCAAGCCGCTTGGACAGGGTCTCGATCGAGGCGGTCGGTACCGTGTCGCCGAACATCCGGTTGAGTTCCGCGTGGATGTGGCCATGCTGGGCGTCACTGTTGCGGGCGATCCGGTTGACCTTTCGCTTGACCTGATCTTTGAGCGCGTGAAGTTGCCGTTCGACCGGGACCGGCTCGGGGGCGGGCACCTCAACCTTGCCGACGAGCCGGCCAACGCCGAGCTTGTGGGCGATGAGTGCGATCTGGATGTCGCTCAGGTTGGCGAGGCTGGGCTCTCCGAGCTTGAGTGCGTGGGCCTGCGCGAGGTCTTCGGTTGCGAACGTCAGACCGCCTGCGATGGCTTCGGTCAGTTGCGCTTCGCCGGAGGTGAGCGGCTGACGCAGCTCAAGGGTGATCTGCTCGCCGCCCTGCCGCTCGGAAGGATCGCGTTCGGCTTCGGCGCGTAGCGTCACGTCGACCTGATCGGCGATCCGGGCGGCCATGGCCAGGATCTGCTGCACCGAGGGGACGAACAGCGACGCGCCGCACTCCAGCTCACTGCGCCGCCGCACGAACCGGCCGACGGCCTGCCGGAAGAACATCTCCGTCCAGGTGCTGGTCGCGTACACGCCGACCGCCAGGCGGGGCACGTCGACGCCTTCGGAGACCATGCGGACAGCGACCAGCCACCGCTTGGATGGGTCGGCGGCGAACCGGGCGATCTCCTGCGACGGGTTGGTGTTGCCTTCGTCCTCACCGTTGTCCCGGGACACGACGACGGTTGCGGGCTGCCCGGTGATCTGCTCGAGCAGCTTGCCATAGGCGTAGGCGTAGCCGCGGCTTGAGGCTAGGACGAGTCCGCCAGCGTCGGGGATCTGCTCGCGGATGCGGGTTAGCTCCGCGTCGGCTGCGGCGAGCACGTCGGGCATCCATTGGCCGTCGGGGAGCAGCGCGGACTGGAATGCGGTGCGCGCGTCCCGCTCGGTGGCGGTCTCTGATAGCAGCGTGGATAGCCGCGCGCCGGTCACCTCGCGCCAGTGCATCTCCCCGTCGTAGGCGAGGAACTCGACTGGCCGGCAGACCTCATCTCGGAGCGCGTCTGCGTAGCTGTAGACGTGGTCCGCGACGGCCTGGCCGTTGCCGTCGTAGACCACGAAGGGGATCGGTCGGCCATCCTCGCGGAACGGTGTGCCGGATAGCAGCAGCCGGCGGCGGGCGACGCTGCTGAACGCGTCACCGATGGCGCGGCCCCAGGTCGAGTGGTCCTCCTCGCCGCAGTGGTGCACCTCGTCGAGGATGACCAGTGTCGGCTTGGCGCAGAGCCGTCTGACGATGAGCACGCCGGAGACGAGTTGCTGGTAGGTGACGGCCGCGCCGTCGTAGTCGGGGGAGAGCGAGCCGTGGGCGTTCACGAACGCTGGGTCCAGGGCGATCCCGAAATGATTGGCGGCATCCGCCCACTGGCGCTTCAGGTGCGCGGTCGGGCAGACGACGATGACTCGCTGGATCTCGCCAGCGTCGAGCAGCTCCCGCGCGATGGTGAGCGCCAGCATGGTCTTCCCGGATCCCGGGGTGGCCTCGACCAGGAAGTCGGACCGGTCGGCCGCGGCGCGGTAGGCGCGGAGCGCGGCATGCTGCCAATCGCGCAGGGTAGGTCGCATGCGGTTCCCTTTCTTGAGGTTGCAGGATGGGCAGAGGGCCTGCCCGTTGACGACGTCAGTCAGGCCACCTTTGGACCATGGCCGTTCATGGTCGGAGTGCCATCCAGGCTCGAGCTCGGCGCCGCACTCGGAGCACCTGCCATCGGCGGCGATATAGAGCGCGGCGCGTTCGCTATCGTTGAATCGCCGCCGTTCGCTCATGCGCCACCTCGCCCGCACCGGTCGCGGTGCCACTGCCGGAACGCCTCGAGGGTTTCTTGCCGCCACGATCTGAGTTCGCCGTAACAGTTCAGGCACACGATCAGCGTCTCGAACCCGGGGGCGACGATGGTGGCGGTCGGGTCGGCGTTCATCGGACATCCCACGCTTCGGCCTGCCGCTTGGCGACGACCTTGCGCCAGTACGACTCGGGGACCGTTTCGCGTAGCAGCTGGTCGATGGCTTGGTGGAACCAGTCGAGCGGCATGCGCTCGAGGTCAGTGCCGGTGGGGGTGTGGCCGAGCCAGCCCTGATCAGTCATGGCTCACCCTCCCCTGCGGGGCACCATCGGTCGCTGATGACGGTCTGGAACGGCTCGACGAGTGTCTGCTGCTTGTGACGGACCGGCTTTCTGATTCCCGGGATGGGCCGTCCGCGGTTCACGCGGGGCGCTCGGATGAGCCGGAACGCGACTTGCCTGCCACAAGTCGGACAGGTCATCCGGTCGAGTTTCATCGGCGACGCTCCAGCAGCCCGACGATGAGCATGGCAGCGAGGTAACCGCACTCGAAGCCGATGAACCACCATCCGAGGCCGCTCACCGGTCGCCCTCCCGCTGTGCCGGACCTGGGCAAGCCTCATCGTCTGATGGCCATGTCTCGAAGCGTTGGCCGCAGTCCTTGCACCACCAGAGTTGGCTGTCGGGCAGCCAGGAGACTTGGTGGCGGTATCCGGGGCGCCACTGGTAGGTGCTCACCGGTCGCCCTCCCGCTGTGCCGCCTGGTCGCCCCATTGGCATGGCCCGGCGTGGCCATACGGGAGGAAGCATTGCTTCAGGTAATCGGTCTCCAGCCACGGCCCTTGGAGGACCTGAGCGAGGGAGTCGTAACCCGCTGGAAGGGTGAAGTTGCGCTTGCCGCAGATCCTCATGCGTCGCCACCTCCGCCGACCTCCCGCTGTGCCGCCTGGTCGAGGGCGTCCCACGGCCACATATGACACTGACATTGGTCGCCCGAGCCGCAGCACCGCTCGTAGCAGTCTTCGCATGGCTCCCGTCGGACCCGGTCGCGTAACCGCTGGACCTCGGTGAGGATGGTGTGGCCTCTGGCGGGCCCGTCGACCTGGAGGGTGGTGCCGATGCGATTGGCGAGTTCGGCGGCGTCGGGATGACCTTCCCAGCGGCCGACGAACACGCAGGCGTCCTCCAGGAGGTCGCGGAGTTCCGCGGCGTACACCTCGAGGTCGGCGTGCCGGTCCCGGGTGGCCTGAAGTTCCTGCTGCAGGTCGAGTTGTTTGCGCATCGCCCCACGTGCGGTCGCGCGGGCATCATCGGCCTGTCGTTGCATGGCGGCATTGGCTTCGCGTTGCCGGTCGACCTTGTTGCGGGCGTTGGCGATGACGCCTTCCGCATGCGGCCACGCGGCCCCCACCGCGATGCGGGCGACCTGGGCCCACGGATCGGACAGGCCGATGGCTGGGTGCTGATCGCAGAGCGCCGTGGTGGCCACCTGGATGGCCTGGTGGAGGTCGTCGTCAGCCATCGGCCGCGTCACCTCCGCCGACCGGCTGGGCGGCCAGATACGTCCGGAGCAGGGTGAGATCCAGCCCGGCCATGTCATGGATGCCGTACACCAGCATGGGAATGATGGCGTCGGCGAACCGGTCGATCTCGGCGCGTATGCGGTGAAGCTCCGCCGCGCCGGGGTCGTGGGTCCACACCAGCTGGCCGGCGTCTATCCAGGTGACGGCGGCGGATCGTTCAGTCCCCGGCAACGACGTCACCTCCCACGGGGTCGTCCCCGCCGTGGTCTTCCGTGAGGCGCAGCATGAGTTCGCGGGCGGCTTGCATTCCTTCGTCGGTGAGCCGATAGGCGAGGGTGCCCTTGGCTTCGTCGTAGGTCAGCTCGACGAGGCCCTCGTCGGCCATCTCGAGCATTGCCTGCTCGATCTCGGCGGTCAGTTCGTCAGGCTGATCAGCCATCGGCCACCTCACCTCCCACGGGGTTGTCCGACCCGGTGGTTTCCTGCCTTCCCCGGTCAGGACCTTCCGGGCCGGACGTCTGGCCGGCACCGGGGCGGGGGGAGTGCCCCGGTGCCGACGTGTTGGCACCAGCCGGCCGGCCAGGGTCGCCGTCGTCACCGGCCGGCCGGCTGGAACCCTGCTCCCGCTCGATCGCGCGGCGGAGCTGGTTCAGCTGCCCCTTCGCGAGTGGACGGGTGTAGCCCTTGGATTCCAGCCAGGTGGCGACCCATTCCCGCAGGCCGCGCTGCTGGATGAGCTCGCCGAGGTCGGCGTGGGCGCGTTGCTGCTCGGCGAGGTCCTTCCACCCGGGCGCGACGCCTTTGCCGCCGGAGATGGTTTCCCCGCGGGCGGCGGCGTCCATCTCCTCGGCTGGGGTCACTTCGTAGCCGGTCAGCGACATCACGAACGACAGGGGCAGCCGCATGGCCCGGGAACATGCGCGGGTGGATGCCATGGAGGCGACCTGATGGTCGGGCTTGGTCTTCCATTTCTCCTCGTCGCGCATGCAGTAGGCGTCCGCAGCGCTCACCACGCAGCCGTCCAGGGTGCGCGCTTCCGCGTGGGCGCCCCAGCCACCTTGGTCGCCTTCGACCTGCCAGGTTCGGGTGACGTGGGGGCTGATGGTGAGAGGCATGAGCATGCCGAGCAGGGTCCACGCCTCGAGCACCGGGTATTTGCGGCCGCTGATCGGGGCGTAGAGGTGCTGATCGCTGATCGCTTTGGCGAGGACGCGGGCGATGTTGCTGGCGCGGGCGACGACCGCCTCGGGTTCGACGTCGGCGAACAGGGTGACGGTGGGCGGTGGGGTGTACAGGGCGAGATCATTGACGTTGCTGCTCATGTCAGACCTCCAGTTCTTCGAGCAGGTCGCCGATGCGGCGCTGGAGGGCCTGGATGCTCTGCCGGTAGCTGTACAGGTCCATCGCCAACGGCGAAGCGCCGGGGACGGGGAGATCTTTCTCGGAGTCGCGTACTGGTCCACTGAACCGGACTGGCTCGAGCCGGTCCTCGAGTTGGACGATCAGCGCGGTCAGTTTGTCGAGCGCCGCAGCACAGCCCAGCGACTCGGCCCTGATACGGGGCTCACGGTCTTCGCGGTCGACGATGGACGGCTGGTCCTCCATGGCGCTCCTGGTCTTCATCATTGCTCCTCGCGAGGTGGCAGATCGGTGGCGACCACAGCCTCCTTGTCGGCGCGGCGCCGGTTGTGCCGAACCAGTCGCGCGTTCCGGTGTAGGCGGCGCTGACTACGCCATTTCGCCATCA